TGGAGACTAAATAGTGGTATTACTCTTGTGTTTGATCGTAAAGATGAAATTCATTTTCATGGTGAAAGCGGATCACTCTACAGATGTCACAAAGAAGGTTATGGTTTGCGTATGAATAACGCAGGTGTTTATAATCGGTTAATAGAAGCACAACATTTCAAAGGGCAAGTACAAATGATGCCCGAAGATACCGATTGGAGTAAACTAGTATGAATGGATTAAACTTTTTAAGAGTCTTATTAGTTATATGGTTAGCTTGGTTAGTAGAAAAAGATGATGATCTATACGGTACATTGATGAGTATTCGTAGAATGCAGGAATGCAAGAAACTAATACACGGATGATGTTCTACGTATCAAGTGGTACGTACCGCAGTAGTGTGCAAGGAACCACAGTCGGAATTACAAAGTAGGAGACACATATGCATAAGTTATTCGCATTAGTAGCAGTAGTTTTGTTAGCAAGTTGTTCTACAGTCGATGCTACCTATGACGGTGGTAAGGGTGTTGTGAATGGTGTTGCTAAAGATACATTTGGTATTACAGCAGGAACTTTTGACGTTATCTCTAATGTCATCAAAGACGTTGCTACCAAGACTGGCGTAGAGATTGAAGAAGACGCCGAGTAATTGTAAGTAAGGAGATTAATAGCCAAGGATGGCTCTATAATTATATTAAAGGTTTATTATGAGTCGTCGTGAAAAGACATTAGCAATAAAAGCGAATCAACAGATATCTATATGCTGTCAATCACTGTGTGATAAGTATGTGGTTGAAGAATATATTAATACACTTGAACGCGAGCTTTATGATTTGCGGAAGTATGTTTTAGAACTTGAAGAAGAAATGAAATAACCATTGACATTTGGTAAATAATGTTGTATAATATCTAATCTAAACAAAGGAAAGAACTATGAGTAATGTAATTCAATTCCCAATGGACCGAATACGTGCGACCATGCCAGCCTATACTGGCGAGGCATGTCTGCCGCAGGCATTTGACTTGGAGCAAGAGTCATTACAAGTACTCGCTCAGGCAAAGGCTATTGAAGAACAATCACAACGTGTTCTTGACCTCATGACAGATTTAGAAAACTATTAAATTATGAATATTTTTATACTTGACAACGATCCAGTTAAAGCAGCCCAAGATCAGTGCGACAAGCATGTCGTAAAAATGATTATTGAATCTGCCCAGATGTTATCAACCGTTCATCGTATGTTGGACGGCAAAATGGAACGCAGACCTTCAAAGTCAGGTTCTATGCTAAAGTATTATTACCTTGAAGACGGCCGTGAAGCTACACTCTACAAAGCCTGTCATCATAATCATCCATCGACAGTATGGACGAGAGAATCAAAAGCCAACTATGATTGGCACTATAAACACTTTGTTTCGTTATGTGATGAATATACTTATCGTTATGGTAAGATCCATATGACAGATACTAAATTAAGAAAAGCATTAAAACAAATTCCAAATAATATACCAGATGTAGGACTAACTAAATTTAAGTTAGCTATAGGTTCTAATCCTGAGTGTATATTTGAGGATGCTGTTAAATCGTATCGCGCTTTTTACCATACCAAAGAAGAAAGATTCAAATTGGTTTGGAGTAAAAGACCGATTCCTGACTGGTGGCAAGGTCAGAGATTAGCTTAATTATAATTAGTAATATAACCTGGAGTGTATATGGAAAAGTTATCTGAACAACTACTTAAAGATGCAAACAATCGTTTCATTGATAAGAACGAACTGTTAGAGGCATGTCTATCAACTTTAACTGCCGATCAGTTATACGAAATGGCAATTCAAAATGGATTCCTCTTAACAAAGGAAGACGTTAGTGCTGAATTGTTAGATCAATCAAAGTCATCCCAGGAAAAGATTATTGACGCAGTCTTAGCAAGACATGGAGAATAATATGGAAATGTGGATGTTCTTAACAACCGCACTTGTATTTACTGGTATGGGATGGTTTATGCGTAGTGATAATGTTGCGTTTGCACAATCAAAAGCAAACACGCAGCAAGTCATTGATACTCTTATTGAGATGGGATACGTTAAAGTTGAAGGCGAAGGCGATGAAGCAGAAATGATTCGTTGGCCAATAGAAGATGAGGAACTATAAATGGAAATACGTGAATCACAAGCAGTTCAATATAATAGACCAAATATTGAATACGAAAAGCAAACAGTAAAAGTAATTGTTAAAGCAGATCACAAATATCAATGCGAAGCTGTTTACACATATGATAAGCATGGGCAGTTAACTAATACTGTTATACAAAGTCATGTGATTGGTGAAGCATGACTTCCCACTTTGAATTGTTTTACATAAGTATTATTAATCCTTCTACAATGGAACGCATCGACCAAGGACAGATGAGAGCAAGAGAAGCTAAAGTTTTTGTTGAAAAAATGGAAGCGCAAGGTGTTCCCGTTGTCGTTCAAGGTATAGAAGGTGACTCATCAACTTTTAACGAATACCTTCTTGATAATTTAGATATATGATTCCTCTCATCGGAACAAGAAAATCAAAATTAGCAATTGCCTATACTCAAAAAGCCCAAAAGCAAATTCCCTTTGAAACATCCACCTTTCTTATTGATTCTAAAGCAGATCTAAACCCAACAACATCTATTGAAGAGATGGGTGGTAAAGGAGTCTTCTGTAAGGAGATAGAACAGGCTTTAATAAATGGCTCGATAGATATTGCAGTACATGCTTTTAAAGATCTAACAAGAGATAACGATGACTTGTTAGAGATTCCATGCGTACTTTTAAGAAATGATTTCCGAGATTGTTTGATTGGTAATAATAACAACCCAAGAACAATAGGTACAAGTAGTCCACGCAGAATAGCGCAGCTCAAAGACTTATATCCTGCTTCTCAGATCATTCCAATACGTGGCAATATAGATACTCGTATCCAGAAACAAGAGAATGGGGAGTATGACGCGATCGTTCTAGCAAAGGCTGGAGTAGACGAACTTGGATATACTCACAAAGTTTCAAGAATATTTGGAACTGCTGATATGTTACCTGCACCAGGACAAGGTGTAATCGCAATACAGATGAAAAAAGACAACCGCATGAAAGGCGCTTTATCTAACGTTAACCATTGGGATACTTGGTATTCCTGTATGGCTGAAAAAGAAATGCTAAGAGTTATAGATGGAGATTGCCATACTGCTATTGGCGTTCTATCATATATTGAAAATAATACATTACACATGGTTGCGAAAAACTTTGAAACTGAAAAGTTATCAATTCACCACGGACCTAAAACAGAATACATAATGATTGGTTCTGAAGTAGGACTAAACTTATTATGAAAAAAGAAACATTACAAATCCACAAAGAAGTAGCAACTCAAGTTAGTACAGGTTTAGTAATCAACTATCCCCTTAACTTAACATTACTTTATATACTGATAGAACTATATGGAGTAACTAACCCTCTTGTAATAGGCACCACCATTACTCTGATAATGACTGTTATTGCATATACTCGGATCTTTATTCTAAGATCATACTTCAGCAAAAAATACAAAACAAAATCTTAAGATAAAAAAAGGGACCCCGAAGGATCCCTCAAAAGATGTCTAATTAAAATTAGATTCTTATTATTTTATCAAGTGTTTAGAACAAGTTAGAAATTGTAACTTTTCTGTAATACACGTTTGCGTTAGCAGTAAGTGCACCAGAACCTTGAGAAGCTCCATTTGCGAATGGATTAGATACCATACCATAACGGGTTTTGAAACCAATTTTTGGTTGGAAGCTATTCTCACCAACAGCACGAACCATTTGTAATGGAACGTATGGGCAATAGAATAAACCTGCGTCGAATGCAGATGAACCCTTATAACCAACTACTAGGTAGTTAGCGCCTGCGAATGGATCAACATAAACACGGAATCTTCCGTTAAGAACACCAGCAAAAGTATTGCCACTGTCATCAACTTCTAGAGTGTTGCTGTTAAGTGCAGGAGTGTAATCCAAAACACCAGCCATTTGTAAAGCAGAGGCTACGTCAGAAGAACAGATAACCATGTTACCTTTACCACGACGAGTTGCTTTAGCAATTGCGTTAGCTTCTTGCTCGATTTGGAACATTAGACCTTTGAACTTCTCAACAGACCAACGACCGTTTGCATCAACATCCAGATCAAAAGTACCTGGAGTTGCAGCACCAGCAGCACCAGCGATAGCAACTGCATGGATTGTTCTAATAACTTCACGATTGATTTCCGAAAGGATTTCAGTTTGAAGAATATTAGCCAATTCAGTTTCAGCGTCTAGGCCGTGAACAGCTTTAAGATCCTGAGCAAGCTCAGTAGTGTATTCTGCTTTCAAAGCACGAGTCTTAGCAGATACAGTTACTTTCTCAATTGAGAAGGCCATTTCTGCGTAGTTAGTACCACCACCGTCGCCTAGGGCTTCAGCAGTATTAGTTGCCATACCAGTACCAGTAGTAGCAGCTCCGCCAACAGCAGGAAGGCTGTTTGCGTGAGTACCAGCACCAGAATAGTCGGTATCGCTTTCAGCATAAAATGCTTCAGCACCGGCTTGAGTACCATATCTTGCGCGCATTGCGAAGATTAGTCCTGTAGGACCAGTCATAGGCTGAACACCACAGATGTCATATGCAATCATGTTAGGAACCGCACGTCTTACCAATGAGATAAGAATCGGATCGTAACCAGCAACAGGACCTGCTGCAGTTGATGCACCACTAAATCCGCCAGCTCCGGCAGCGTTACTTGGGGCTTCTGACAATAGTGAAGTCATGTTTGCAGAAAGATCACCAGTTTCAGCTAGTGCGCGTTCTGTGTTCTCAAGGATCGTTGCTGTAACAGCACGTCTATGAGAATCCTTAATTGGTGAAAAAGATTCGTGCCCTAGAATTGGCTCCCACTTTTCCACTAGTCTTGTATAGTTATCCATTATGGATCTCCTTTTATATTTAATTAAAATTAAGTTAAATAAACCAAATAATTAATTATTCTTTACTTCTTAGTGTTGAAAGCTTCAACTAGAGAATTGATAGAGGCGTAATCAGAAGATGGTTTAATTACTTCCTGTTCCTCTAGAATAATTTCGTCAGACTCAGATTGAACATCATGTTTTTCAACAAGAGGCTTATCACTGAAGAATGACTCCTTGATTACTGATAGATTTTCTGCGTATGCATCAATATCTACAACGTCAAGCTTTTCAGACAATACTTTCAAACGTTCTACCTGGTTTGCAGATAGTCCTTCTGATAGTTCGTCAAATTTTTGTCCTGCTTTGAAAGTGGCAATTTCTTTTTGTAATTCGATATTCTCGTTTACAAGATCATTGGCTTTCCCTTCCAAATCAGTTACATTTGTTTCTAAGTTTGCGACAACATCAACAGTTTCTTCTGAAACAGTAACGTTGTGTTCAACAAACAAGTTCTTAAGACCTGTCATTAATGATTCAGCCATCTCAACCTTAATACCGGATTCGATTGCGATCTCATTCTCTGACATCCACTCTGAAACAACGTAATCTAAATACTTATCAACATTTTCAGTAATAGTATCTAATTTCTCAGTTACTGCTTCTTCAAGTGATTCGTCTAAAGACTTTGTTAATTCTTCGCGAATTGACTCAGTTCTTTTGTTAACTTCTTCGTTTAACGCGGCTTCAAATACAAGACTAATCTTGCCTTTGAATTCTTCCGATAAATCTTCGCCTGCGATGATAGATTCGATTGAAGATTCAATAACTACTTCTTCGATAGTTTCTACTTCTTCAACTTCAACTTCTTCAGTTGCTGGTGTTTTAACTTTCTCTCCAGCTCCTTTAGGCTCATCAGTTTTGGTTTTCTTTAGCTTATCCTTTTTGCCTTCACCACCTTCGGGGGCTACTGCATCAGGTACACTAGAGACGCCATCATCAGATACGAAAGCTTCGTTATTTACGTCTGACATAATTTTCTCCTTTTTTAATTTGTTTTTCTACAAATAATAATTTTTTTGTATTCGACTGTTTTATTTATAAAAGATTAATTTTTCAAAGTACGGATAAATGCCTGGAACATTCCAGCGGCCGCGGCTTCGTCGATTGTCTTCGTTACAGTCCTATATTGTTTTTCTACCTTCTGCTGGATTTCTTCAACCATTTGAGTGGCTCTCCAATTTCCAGAAGCAATATCGTAGTAATACTCTACGTTCTCCATGATTCCAT